GGGCGGCTATTCTCTCGGCCTGCCAGCGACCAGCTCTGTAGCGTCTGGTTAGGCTGCCATTTCCCATGGCTGGGTTAGGCGTTTCGTCTACTACTTCATGATGGCGTCCCTCCTTTGGCTATTTGGTCCGCGCCATGCTCGTCGCCGGGTTTCCCCACCACTGCCTGCTGCAGCTACTGGCTACGCATCAGGTGGCTTGCATGGTTTGGCGTCCTCCATGTGGGAGTCCGGCAGCTATCCAGAGGCTGCGTGGTCGACGACTTAGCTTTTCCCGACCCAGGTAATGGCCTGGGTGCGTCGAGGTGGTCACGTCTGTTTGTGTAAAGAGCGGTGGCTGCGGTGGCTGCCTATAACCTGTGTTATGGATCGAATCATAACCTAGGTTTTCGCCATGTCAATAACCCAAGTTATAAATCAGGCCAAAAAAAAGCCCGCGTTATGCGGGCGCTTGCTCATGATTCTGTAAAACCTCGCCATCCGATCCTGATCACGCCTGACTCCAAGGTGTCGATCGTGATGCCGGAAGTCTCCTCGAGGTCGGAGATCAATCGCTTCCAATCGGTAGGGGATTCATCTGCGCTCGGCTTGACCTCAACAAACTGCCTTTTCTGCACATGGGGTGACGAGATTGCTTGCTGGATACGGTAACCGAGCCGCTCGTAGGACCGCGCAGGGGATTGTGAGAAGGCAGGCTGAGGCATCGCGTGAAACTCCTTTTACTGTATGCATATACAGTTGCTCTTTGCTTAAGGAATTTCAATAGCTTATAGCTAATTTTTTTTAGCTTGCGTTCGACCGGCCAAAAAAAAAGCCCAGCAATTCGCCGGGTCATTGGAGGCAGGGCAGGTATACCGTTAGAGCTTGATGGTGGCGCGTACCACGACCCCTACGATTCTGCAGCCCTCCATGCACATCTCCATAGGGTAGGCCGGATTGAGGGGTTTTAAGAACCGTCGCCCTCCGTCCTCCACCAGCTTTTTGAACGTCGCTTCATTGCTGTCGGCCAACTTTGCAACGACAAGCTTTCCAGGGATCGCTTCAGCCTCGGTGTCGACCAAGATGAGCATGCCCTCAGGGATGCTTGTACCCACTGGTGAAGTCATCGAATCGCCTTTGACCTCAAGCCAAAATGCTGCCCCTTTGGAGTTGTAATCAGACATTTCGTAGCGATCAGAAAATCCAGGGGGGAATGGCTCGACCGCCTCCGCCCAAGCCCCAGCAGCTACCCAGCTGATCACCGGATACTTGAATGACTCGGGCTGCTCTCCCAACGCCCTCACATTGCTCGGCTCTCGCTGCGAGCCTTGTCCGGATGCCAGCCATTCGGCAGTCACGCCAAGAGCTCTCGCTATTTCAAGCAGCTTCTTAGAAGTCGAGTTTCGTCCACTTTCCAGGTGCTGGATCGTGACCTGGCTAACCCCGGCTTTCTCCGCCAGCTGGGCCTGGCTCAGGCCCAACGCCGTGCGACGTTCAAGGATTCGGTCTTTGAGCATTTCGGAAGATTTGTTCATGCCTGCAAGGGTAAAACACACGTTATTAGTCATCAAATAACATGTGTTTGCCTTATCTATAACTTGAGTTATCATCGAGTGCACGATCCATTGAGGCACGCAGACATGCCGAACACAGAAAGACCCATTGACGAGGTCGTGCGCTTGGCCGGAGGCCAGGCAGAGCTCGCCCGAAGATGTAACACCAGCCAACCACGTATTTGGCAGTGCGTGCACCGGAACCAGAAGGTGCCGGCAGATCTGGTGATCCCCCTCGAGAAGGCAGTAGGGGGTCAGGTTACCCGCCATCAGCTGAGACCTGACCTCTACCCGGCAGAGGATAAGTGCGCTTCGTGATGAGCATTGTGCATCCGAAGGCTTTTAGCCAGTAGATGACCGAAACACCTGCGAATCCATCCAGTGGCTGAATCGCAGACGAAAAAAAACCGCCTGGCAGGGCGGCTTTCTCTACAGCAAAGATCGAGGTCGATTATGCACCGCGCAGACGATGCAGGCAACACCACGCATTCCATATCAGGTTTTGGCATTTCGCCAAATCTGACGCGTCAGGCTTTCAGTCATGGAGGGCGTTCGTAATGGCACGTATCCGCACCATCAAGCCTGAGTTCTGGACCAGTGAACAGGTCATGGAGTGCTCGGCGATGGCTCGACTCCTGTTCATCGGGATTTGGAACTTCTGCGACGACGCAGGCAACCACCCGATGTCCCCCAAGACCATCAAAGCTCTCGTTTTTCCTGGCGACGACATCACTGCGCTAGCGGTGGAAGGGCTACTCGCTGAGCTGGTATCGAACCGACTGATCACCATCTACGAGGCGGCATCGAAGCAGTACCTGCATGTCAACGGATGGCACCACCAGAAGATCGATAGACCTACCGTAAAGCACCCTGAATTCGTTGAGCCTTCGCCGAGCACTCACCGAGAGGTCGGCGAAGGCTCGTCTAGCGGTGATCGAGGCCTCACCCCCGGAAGGGAAGGGAAGGGAAGTAATACACACTCTCCGCGTGAGCCGTTCGCGATGTTCCTCGATTGGCTTCCCGACCAGGTTCAGCTTGAGGCTTACGCCAAGCGCTCAGGGGTGGCCATCGAGGAGTTCTCGGAAAAGGCCATTTCGGGCTTTGTCGTCCATCACGACGCGAAGGGTTTGGCAAAAACCGAGAGCCAGTGGATCGCCGATCTGGTCGGCTGGAGAAAACGCGACATTGCGAATGCAGCGAAGGTCGTTCCTCTGAGGGCGGGGCCTGGTGGCCAGCAGCTCGACGACAGTGATACGTCGTGGATCGAGCAAGGAAGCGCCAAATGAACCGAGTCGCAGTTTTAACTCATGGCCTGTGGGCCAAGATTCAGACCGGCCAGCACGTCTCTGCTGGATACGAGCTGCCCGATGACGTGAGGGCAGAACTCAACCGGAAGACAGCGAAGGTGATCAACGATCTGTTCCGCGATCTGCGATCGATTTGCACAGCCTGGAAGCAGGCTTGGCCAGACCAGGCCACATACGACGCGTCCAAGCAGCAATGGCTGACCGCTTTTCTTGAGGCCGGCATCTGCAATCCCGAGCAGTTGCAGTTTGGGCTGATGCGCTGCCGCCAGTCGGGTGCGGCGTTCATTCCGCCACCCGGTGAGTTCATCCAGTGGTGCCAGCCGTCGCCCGAAATGCTCGGCCTCCCAGCATTGGCGGCCGCTTTCCGCGAAGCAACTCGCAATGCCCATCCTGCTATGGCTGGCAGGGGCAAGTGGAGTCACGACGCGGTATGGCACGCGGCCAAAGAGTGCGGCTTCGAGAACCTTAACAAGCTGTCGTCCGATGCCAGTTCGAAGCTGTTCGAGCGCAACTACAGCATTGCGGTTCGTCGGCTGATGGCTGGGGAGCCGCTGCAGAAGATGCCACTGGCCCTTCCCGCAGAGGTTGCCGCACGCAGCACCCCGCAAGTCGGAAACTCTGCCCTAGTCGCCATGCGTGCCCGCTTGGCGGGGCGCCGATAAATCAACCTGCAAGGAGGCGATCTTGTGCGCCAAACAAAACTGACCAAGGCCGCCCGTGGCCGGGAGTGCCAAGTGCGCATTCCGGGCGTGTGCAACGGCAACCCGGAAACCACCGTCCTGGCGCATTACCGCATGGCTAGCACCTCTGGCATCGGCAGCAAGCCGCATGACCTGCAGGGCGCCTGGGCCTGCAGCACTTGCCACGATGTCTGTGACGGGCGTAGCAAAGCCGTGGATCGAGAGACGGCGCGCCATTACCACGCTGAGGGAGTGATGCGCACCCAGGCGATCCTGCTGGCTGAGGCGGTAGTGGTCGCATGAGCGCGACCCGGGAAGTGAAGTTGAGCGAGGCCGAGGTGCGCCGGCAAGCCGCTGATAAGGCCGTACGCGACCTGCGCGACCCACGTTACCCGGGCTTGCGGTTTCGATTCGACCAGGGCCGGCAGGCTGGAACGTGGTTCCTGGTTGTTCGCCGCAAGTGGAACCGGCTAGCGCGCTTCCCTGAGTATGGTCCGGCGGCAATCTTTGCCGAGCTTCCCGGACTACGGCAGCGCTTGCTGTGCCGTCCGGACGAGATGGTTGCTCTGGCTGGCCTGGTGACATTCCACGACCTGCTGGTCTGGTTCAAGGGGCGGGTCGTCACTGACGCCTCGCTGTCCGATTCGTGGAAGAGCACTGTTCGCACGGTAGTCGATAAGCACTTGCAGCCCCGCCTCGGCGAGTTGCCGATACTCGCCCTCACCCCAGCAGTGCTGGACAAGTCGCTGATGTGGCCGCTCCAGGCTAAATGTTCCACGTCCTACGTTCGGCAGATTTTCAGAGTGTTAAGCCTGGCAGTGAGCACGGCGCGGGCGCTTGGGCTAATCCCCAGCAATCCCATGGCTGAGATGAAATTCACGAACTTTATCAAGACCAAGATCGCGCCGAAAGATGGGCGACTGCGCGCGGATCATCTGCAAGAGGTGGTGCCCGCGCTCGGCGCTCTCTTCAGCACCGCGCCCGTCGATGCCATGTTAGCGCTGCTGATGATCTGCCACGGCACCCGGGTTGGCGAGAGCCGTAGGGCAGAGTGGCCCGACTTCGCCTTGGGCCATGGCGAGTGGGTCATTCCCGCCAAGCACACCAAGACGCGCACCGAACACCGTTTGCCACTAACCCCGCAGATGTGCGCGCTGTTGCGCCGTTATCGGGCCGTCCAGCTCGATAGCGGGTACACCGGCAAGTACCTGTTCCCAGGTCGCAAAGGGCAGCCCATGAGTTCCAGCCAGGCCTCGTCGGTATTCCGTCGTTTGGCCAGCCGCGAGTGGTCGAGCCACGACCTGCGGAAGGTGGCGCGTACCGCTTGGCTCGACATGGGGGTGGACGGATTTATTGGCGAAATGCTGCTCAATCACTCGCTAGGGAAAGTTGCTGATACCTACATCAAAACCAAGGGCAACGGCTTGCGTCGCGAGGCTCTGGAGCAATGGCATGAGTGGTTAGACGGGATTGGCTTTGCGTCGATCCATGGGTTGACGGGCGTGCAATCCGCAATTCCTCACAATGGGCCGCAAGCCAAGCCGCGCAAGGCACGCAGCCCAATCAGCGAATTAGTTACAGGGGAGAATGCAGAACGTGAAAAAGGGCCTTCAGGATGGCTTTAAGAGGCCACGTCTCGACCTGGTCCAGTGCCACATTTGCAAGGGGCGGGCGGTGGTGCAGGGTGTGTTTTATGAGCTGGACTGTGTGGATTGCACCGGATCAGGTTGGGTTGTTGAGGGTTCCAGGTTGGTGCTTTCGCCTGAGGAGCTTGTGACGCAGTTGAGCTTTAAATTGCAGGCGGCTGAAAGAGAGATACGACAGCTGAAAAGCCATAGCGGGCTGGCGGGACCAGAGCGGCACTACAACGAACCCAACCGACGTGGTGCGGGCGGGTCAAATTTCACTGGGGATTGAGGGGATCGCATGAGCCATTTGGAGAGAACTGCAGAGGATCTGCTTGAGCACTGGGGGCGTTGGGTTGTATTGGGATCAGGCGTGTCTTGCTGCGCGTCGAGGGAAAATACTCTCTTGGCGCCTATGATTACTGACGATGACGCATTGATGATTGATCGTCTCGTAGGACGGCTTCTCAAGCGGTATCCAGAGTGCGGCAATGTGATAATGAAGTACTACACCTCGCGGGACACCTCGCTGTCTGATGTTGGAAAGAAGCTTGGTTTCAAAGTGGAGAAAACCAGGCAGCTCTGGAAGGCAGGAGTCGCCTGGATTGATGGCGCACTTGAGAGCCGCCGTGAGGCTGCGTGATCTGCAACGGCGAAATGTGAGTGATATCATTGGGGCATCACTCGCATAGGATGAACTGATGAAAGGGATGTTAGGAGTTATTTTCTGTCTTGGTTTTGCTCTGGTTGCGAATGCTGAGCAGAAGCTCAAGGTCATTGATCTGGGATCAGAAGCACCTGTCAGTGCTGAAGCAGCAGAGCGGGGGCGCAAGTATATGGAGGCTCAAGAGGCTGCTGCCAGAATTACTCCAGATGAAGCGTTGGAATTCATAAGTCGCCTGAAGGCGGTGATGGAAGATGGGCATCAACTGACTATCTCCGGGAGCATGGACGCGAAAGCGCAGCGCAATCATGCAATTGCTCTCAACAAGCTGTCGACTGAAGGGGACCGCTTTGGTGGGCCATTAGCTCCATTCAAGAGCTGTGGGAACGCGGCGTCTGACGCTGCCTTCTCTTGGCAGGGGATGATTGGCAGAAACCAAGATCAGTTTGGTGAGTACTTCACGAAGTACGTCGCTGCCTCCAATGAATGTGTCCAGGCCGCACATAGGCAGACAAGACTGAACCTGATCGAAGATCAAAACTATTAGCAGTTGACAGGACCGGTTTCGATCTATAAGTTTTCAGTTACTTTGCGGTTTTTCCGCGTGCAAAGCCCGTCTCTTTAGGCGGGCTTTTTGCTTTCTTGAGCCCAGCCATCGTGCTGGGCTTTTTCGTTTTCGGCCCATGCCTGCTCCTCGCTCCAAGCGGATGCCAGTGACTTAGGGCCGTCTCTACTGAGGAATGCAGATGGACAACGAGCACCAGGCGCTCGCTGACGTGCCCCTATGGCTGTTGGTTTTGTTGAGCATGGCCGGCCTCTCGGGCGAGATGCTTCGGGCGTCGGGGGCCGATCTAAGTCTGCGACAGATTCTGCAGCGCGTTGCTTTGCGTTTCTTGGCTTCCGGCTTGCTTGGTATGGCAACTCTTCTGCTCGCACTCGCTCTCTGGAGCAACCTTTATCTGGCTGCTGGTTTGGGCATCGTCATTGCTGTAATCGGCGCAGATGTCGCGGGCGGCTTGTATACCCAGTTCCTTGCGAAGCGGGCAGGGATTCCTTCGAACGATCAATGAGGCGGGGCAATGACATTATCGAACGAGCGTCGAGCGTTGAGTCATCTAGAAGGGGAGGCGTTACAGCGCATCAGCATTCTGAAAGGTGACGCTGAGCGGCTGGCCAAGGTTATCGGCGGCATGACTACCGTCGACCAGAATGCGCTTGAGAGGGCGATGATTGCCTTGCGTCGAGCAACCGCCCAACTCGAAGGCGCTGTGGCGGGCTCGGCATGATCGACTTGAAGCTGGATATCGATAGCGTGCCTCTGGCCCGCGAATTGTCGGATATTCAGCGAAAGCAGATCCCCTTTGCCTTGATGCTTGCACAGACGCGGCTCGCCACTAAGCGCATTAAGCCGGGGATCGCCGAGGTGATGGCTAAGCGTCTGGATCGGCCGACGCCGACCACCATGCGCAGCCTGTTCGCTAAGGCTGCTACCAAGACGCGGTCGGCGCAGGTGTGGTTCAAGGATGCATGGACCACCGGCATTCCTGCTGACAGGTACCTGCAGCAAGCTGTTCAGGGCGGGCCACGACCGCACAAGCGGTTCGAGCTGTCGCTGATCGCGCATGGCCTGATGCAGTCAGGGCAATTCGCCGTGCCTAATGCTGGGTTGTTGAACCAGTACGGCAACGTCTCGCGCGGTGTGATGACCCGCATTCTGTCGGGTTTGGGTGCCGCCGAATCCATGCGGGGCCATCAAGCCAACGCCTCTGGCAGTAAGCGCAGCAAGCGCAAGGGCAATGCCGAGCGCTACTTTGCCGGCACGGTCGGCGATGAGTCGGGCGTGTGGGAGCGCAAGAAGTCCGCGTTCGGCGATGGGGTTAAGCCGGTATTCCTGTACACCAAGGGCGCCCCGAAGTACCGCGTCATTTTCCCGTTCTTCACCATCGGCGAGAACATTGCCAAGGCCCACGGGCAGGCCGAGCTCGCCGCAGCCCTGCGCGAGGCGATCCTGACCGCGAAGTGAGGTCGCGCGAGGCGCGGCCAGCCCTCGGCAGCCCCTGGGGCGGCCACCCCCACCCCCGGCAACGGGTCCTCCCGGACCCTCCGGGCATAGGGGGTAATTCGGGCCCCGCCCGTTCGCTACGTATGACCCTTTTACAGAGGTTGGTTGTTGTTTCGACTATGGCTAATCCATCCATTTCCCGGCAGCCGTTCTGGCTGAACAAGAAACGCATGGCCGAAAGTCTCGGGATTTCGGTTCAAGCCTTTGACAAATGGGGCGTCGAGCCGGTCGCAAAGATCGGCCGAGAGGCGTTTTACGACACCCGCGCGGTGCTCGATAACCGCCTGCAGCACCAGTCTGGCAAACAGCAACCTGGTGCTGATGAGGTCGACCCGCTCATTGGCTACAAGATCGATCTGGAGCGACTGCGCCTGACCAAGGGCCAGGCGGATGCCCAAGAGAGCAAAAACAAGGTGGCCGAAAAGGAGTTGGTGCCGGTCGGTTTCATGGTGTTTGCGCTGGCGAGTCTGTCGGCGCAACTGGCTTCGACCCTCAACACCGTTCACAAGAACGTCAAGCGCAAGCACCCCGATATCAACGTGCGCCACCTGGAAGCGGTTGAAACCGAGATTGCCGTTACGCGTAACGCGGCTGCTGGTTTGGCTGATCGCATACCGGAGCTTTTGAATGAATACATCGCCTCCCTGGATAACGGATCTAGTTGAGGCTGTCCGGCGCGGACTGAAAAACTTGGAAGTCGACCCGCCCATGACAGCCGTGGAATGGGCAGACGAATACTTCTACATGTCCTCCGAATCGTCGTATGGCGAGGGCAAATGGACCACTGAATGGTTCCAAGTGGCGTTACTCAACGCCATGGGCAACGACCTGATTCATGAGCTGAACCTGCCGAAGTCGGCGCGGATTGGCTACACCAAAATGCTGATGGCGAACATCGCCTACAAGCTCAAGCACAAGAAACGCAGCATCTGCATGTGGAGCCCGACGGACGACGACGCCAAGGGCATCATGAAAAAGCACGTCGACCCGATGATTCGCGACGTGCCCGTAATCAAGGCCCTGGCGCCCTGGTACGGCAAGAAGCACAAGGACAACACCGAGGACCAAAAGACCTTCGAGAATCGCAAGGTGTTGTGGTGGCTCGGTGGCAAGGCGGCCGGCAACTACCGGGAAAAGAGCCCGGATGAAGTCGGCTATGACGAGCTGTCGAGCTTTGACGCCGACATTGGTAACGAGGGCTCGCCCACGTTCCTGGGCGACAAGCGTCTGGAGGGTGCGACCTTCCCCAAGTCGATTCGCGGCTCAACGCCCAAGCTGGCCGGTAGCTGCCAGATCACGCGGGCGGCGGGTGAGTCGTCTTACCTACTGCGCTTCCACATCCGCTGCCCACACTGCAAAACCGAGCAGACGTTGAAATGGGGTGGCCGTGACGAGCCTTTCGGGCTCAAGTGGTCCATGAACGAGCTGGGCGAGGTCGACAAGGCGTGGTACCTGTGCGAGTCCGGCAACGGCTGCACGTTTGAGCATCACGAAATGATGGCGGCCTCGCAGTTCGGCCGTTACATCTGTGAGCGGACCGGCATCTGGACCCGCGACAGCATG